GTACTGGATGAACCGCCAAGTTACAGTGGGGCATATGCTGTTTACGGTGAGTGTAAAGGATGGCGATGCTACCTGGTCAGTGAGGCCAAGTGAGGCTGTGGAAAACAAATACAACAAGGTGTTGTTCAGTGGCGCTGTGACTGAAGACATGGGTGATGAGTTATTGAAATTAAGCTGGGTCATACGCCTGGCAGAAGACGAAGCGAAGGGGATAACAAATGTCTGAGACTACACGAAACGTATCAAAAATTATTACGTTTATGATGCGGATGGACGATGCTGATTTCGATCACACACTAGCCACATTGCAGCAGATAAAGAGCAATCGAGCAAAGCAAAGTGAAAAAAACTTATACGTAAATACACGAGGACGTACGTCAAATAGCAAGTTAGACGTTTGTGGAAAAATAGGGGATTGACCTGTTTTGAATCACGTTCTTATAATCGACGCAGTCGCAACACAGTATACACTAAGTGTTAACACTAAGTGATTACACAGCGTTGGAAATGAGCCATCATAGAGCTCATTTGCAAACGCGACAAACACACAAAGAGTTATCACTAAGTGATTACACTAAGTGTATATAGACATCATATTTTTTTCGGAGCAAACCTTGTGGATAACCCTGACGTAGCACAGCTCAGTGATATGTTTTTCGAGGCAGCAGAAACAGAGCGAGCACTTCCCCCGGCAATACGAAAACAGAAGCTAGGATCATGGCCTGAGTATGCACAGCAGTGGAGTGCATATGGTTATTCTGAATTCAAGCCAAAACATCCAGCACCATCTCCCAAGCAAGTAACACAATATGACAGAGCTCTTATTCTTGGTATTGAGCACATGGATGCAGATGATCGCAAGATGGTATGGGCTGTCAGCCACTCTGCCGCCTTCCGTGAACGAGGCGCACAGTGGCAGAAGCTTGCAAGAATGTATGGTTTGCGTGATGGTAGACAGATTAAACGTAGATACACAGATGCATTGGTAAGACTATGGGCAAAACTTAAGTATACTGATGATGAAATCCTTGCAGAATATTTTAGTTAAAAAAACTATTGCTTGTATGGATGCACGAAATATAGTATGCGTTATGATATGATTGGACAGATATTGTTTGATCAATGTCAAACGCTGGCAGCTCCCTCCATATCTTGTCGCGAGAAAACGGTTCGAGCTGTCAGCACGACAACTGGAATGCCTGTATATTCCATACCTCAACAACTAACTTACCTGGCTAGATTCATAATCAACTGGCGCTTATGCTGTCTCAAACTGTAAAACCAGTCTAGTCAGGTCTTTTTTTTCTTAGGTACACAATGCCAAAACGTAATGTAACAAAAGAACAGATGGTCATCATCTGCGAAGCAATAGCGGAAGGTGTAAGCCTTACTCGCATTTGCAACGAGAACGATCACTTACCTTCTTGGCGAACTATATTGCGTTATGTCCAGGAAGATGAGGATGCATACACACAGTATCGTAATGCTCGATCGTTGCAGTGTGAGGTCATGCGTGATCAGATATTAGATCTCGTTGAGGCAGAGCTGCCTACAGATCCTAAGCTTGCTATGGCAGAGGTACAGAGGCGTAGGCTACAGGCTGATCATATGGACAAGCACATACGTCAGATGCAGCCACTGGGGTTACGTGACAAGGCAGAGGATAAGCAACAGACTGGACAGATAACATTGACGTGGTCAGGTGGTGAGGTCAGTGCGGAAGCTAGCTGATTTGTGTGTGTAGTGCATAGACTGTGACAGGGGTCGCGCGTACAAGGCAAGCATACCCCCCAAGATTTGATTTTGTTTTAGATATGCCTGGTTCTAGGCGCGTGCTAGGCGCGCAGCATAGCTAACCTATTGTAATTACAAGTAATGTAGTCGGGTTGCACACCCGATGACCCTATAATTTTGCCAGGGGCAGACCCCCACCCCCCGAAAAAGTGGGCGCTGCTTCTATACATGTATAACACCTACACAAGACACTCTCACACATGCACATCGAGATACCTTATTCACCAAGACCTCTGCAAAACCAGTTGCATCAGGCACTAGCTAAGAAACGCTGGGGTGTAGTTGTATGCCATCGTAGGTTTGGCAAGACAGTTATGGCGATCAATCACTTGTTGAGGGCTGCTATATTGTGCGACAAGCCTAACCCTAGGTTTAGTTACATAGCACCGACATATCGTCAGGCCAAGGCTGTAGCCTGGGATTATCTCAAGCAGTTTGCTGGAGCGATACCGATGGTACGTTTTCACGAGACTGAGTTGCGGTGTGACTTGCCGAATGGTGCGAGGATCCAGTTACTGGGTGCTGAGAACCCTGATAGTTTACGTGGAATATATCAGGATGGTACGTGTTTGGACGAGATGGCAGATATGCCGGAGAGTTTGTTTCCTGAGATCATCAGGCCAGCGCTAAGTGATCGAAAAGGGTGGGCGTTGTTTATTGGTACGCCTAGAGGACACAATGCGTTTTATGAATTGTATGACGCAGCTGAGAGGCAAGGCGATTGGCACACGGCTTTATTTAAGGCCAGTGAAACAGGAATACTGGATGACGAGGAGTTAGAGGCTGCATCGAGTATGATGAGCCCTGACCAGTATGCCCAGGAGTATGAATGTAGCTGGGTAGCGAATGTACCAGGTGCTGTTTATGGAAAAGAGTTACAAGAGCTCCATGAAATGGGGCGCATAACTTCAGTTCCATATGATCCATCTGTTAGGGTAGAGACTTTTTGGGATTTGGGTGTGGGCGATAGCACGGTGATCTGGTTTGTACAGCAAGTTGGACGAGCTGTGCATGTGATCGATTATTATGAAAACAGGGGCGAGGGCTTGCCGCACTATGCGAAGGTGCTGCAGCAAAAAGAATATTTATATTCGATGCATCATGCACCGCATGACATTGAGGTTAGGGAGCTGAGTACTGGGAAGAGTAGGCGAGAGGCTGCTTATGACCTGGGTATAAATTTTAGGGTTGTTCCGAAATTGCCGTTAGAGGATGGGATACATGCTGCGAAAATGTTACTCCCTCGTTGCTGGTTTGATGCAGAGTTGTGCAAGCCTGGTCTTGAGGCTCTTAGGCAGTATCACCGCGCTTATAATGAGCGTTTACGTAGTTTTAGGAACACCCCTGTACATGATTGGAGTTCGCATAGCGCGGATGCTTATCGGTATTTGGCGGTGGGTATCAGGACTGTGTCGGATGGTTTACGCCCGGCTCAAAGGAATGCTGACAGCGGTTATAATCCGTTTGCGGCGTAGGAGATAAGTATGCGTAATTTTTTTAGGCGGTTGCGAGAGAGTTTTTCTAACAGCAAAAAAGCTCGTGAGACTAGAAATAAAAAAATGCGAGAAGCAAAAGCAGAGCTTGATAAGGGTAATGTAACACCGCGAACTGGTTTTGATGCTGTCAGGGCTGACGTTGCAATGGATTTTGGCGCAGCAGAAAAGGACACAGAGTATTTTTCCAGGCTAGGAAAGCGTCAGGAAAGATCACAGCAAGCATTAGCTGATATGCGTGATAAGCGCAGAAAGCGTAATGATGAAAAGGCTGAAGCAGCAGCAGATACAACGGCTACGGATAAAACAGAAGAAGTTACAAATGTAACGGAAACTGCTGAAACTGATGACACCACGGTGCTTGATCCAACAACAGATACAGCACTTGATACAGTAGAGGATATATCTACTAGGACATTTGATAATACAAATAATATTACAAATTATTTCGATGACACGGCAACATCTGTTGCGACAGCGGCTGGTCAGGAACAAAACCAGGCATCTGCGTTGACCACATCTGTTGGTGAGGCAGAAGATGATGCGATTAGCATGATGACCACTGGTACATTGTCTAATATTAAAACAACGCCTCAGGGTTTGTTGACCGATGAAGATGACGAGGCAGATTTGTTTCGCAGACGCAGAACGCTGATAGGCGCTTGATATGTTGTTAAGTAATAAAAAAAAGCTCACCAACGTTGCTGGTATTATGGGTGGCACTGCTGCACAGCCAGCGCAAATGATGGGGCAGATGACTGTTGATCCGCTGGAAAGAGCGCAGCAGAAAATGGCCGGACGTACACAAGGAAGGGCGCTCAGTGGTGTGCGTGATCCGAAACTCCGTCCGAAACGCACAATAATGAATAGTTATGGAATGTCTTAATGGCTGAAGTTACACCTCTCGTTGCACAATTAGACAGGCGATATAAAACGCTACAGAACCAGCGCAGTAACTGGGAACAGCACTGGCAGCAACTAGCTGATTTTATGCTGCCCAGAAAAGCCGACATTGTAAAAAAACGGACGCAAGGTGATAAAAGAACAGAACTTATATTCGATGGTACGGCAATACATGCGGTAGAGCTGTTGGCATCGAGCTTACACGGTATGCTAACGAGCCCTAGCACTCCGTGGTTTTCCATGCGGTATCGCAACCCGGCATTGCAACGAGACGATGCAGCAAACGAATGGTTGGAAATATCAACCGATCAGATGTATCAGGCGTTTAACAGATCAAATTTTCAACAGGAAATACACGAGCTGTATTATGACCTGGTGGTTTTTGGCACTGGCAGCTTTTTTGTTGATCTGGACGCAGACGGACTAAGGTTTGCGTGTCGGCACATTGCAGAAATATATATATCAGAAGATGGGCAAGGCCGTGTTGATACGATTTATCGAAAGTTTAAACTAACCGCGCGATCTATCAAAATGCAGTTTCCTGACGCGACAATGCCGAAGATTGTAGAAAAAGATGTCGATAACGATCCGTATAAAGAACATGAGCTAATCCATGCTGTTTTTCCCCGTGCAGAAGCTACTGGTGCATTTGCAAAAAATAAACCAGTAGCGTCTGTATATTATATGGCAGAAAGTCGTGAGCTGCTTAGTGAAAGTGGCTTTGACGAAATGCCGTTTATGTCACCACGTTTTGTAAAAGACTCAGTAAGCACTTATGGCAGATCCCCAGCAATGACCGCACTGCCTGACGTTAAGATGCTCAACAAAATGTCGGAGACAACAATAAAGGCTGCACAAAAACAAATCGATCCACCATTGATGGTTCCAGACGATGGTTTTTTAGGTACAGTACGCACCTCACCGGGCGCACTAAACTTTTTCAGATCAGGAACGAGAGATAGACTTGAGCCGCTGCAAATCGGAGCCAACAACCCACTAGGGCTGAACATGGAAGAGCAAAGGCGTGGTGCAATACGTCAAGCATTCTATGTAGACCAGCTGCTTTTGGGTCAGGGTCAGAATATGACAGCGACAGAAGTGTTGCAGA